TTACTGGCTGTTTGTCCTTGTCGACCTTTGGTGTAGTTACATACTCAGCCTCTTTCCTTGCAACAAGAAACCCTGCGTGTGCTGTTGAAACTTCGACCTCTTTATCGCGGGCACAATATTCTTTACCGACTGTACGACCCACCAGCATTTTTACTATTTTCTTTTGTGATTTTTGCATTTTATATACCTAATTTATGACCCAAGTTTGCATTCCCTCTTTACTTCGGTCTAACGGAGTTTTTAAGGTAAAAGTCTGGTCATTTAAATTGAATTTACCGCCTCGCTTGGCGAACGGAATACTTATAGATTGAAAACTTATCTGGTGATCATCGGTGATTACATCGCCGCCTTCGCCAAAGCGTTCAACGTTGGTTTGATGAATTACCTTAACTAGCAGGTAGCCGTTATAAACAGCATCCGTACCATTGATGCGAACTACATTCCCTGAAGACTGATTTCGTCTGCGAGATAGGCTTGAGAGTGCAGGTTTAATGTTTTCAGAAGAAGGAGCCAAGAGCAACGAACCGTTGCCTTGAGGCCCCATGTAAAGCACCACTAAGCACCAAGCCCAAGCTTAATAACGCCGCCTGGATTTCTGTTCATGCAGAAAATATTACTTTGAGTCTTAGCTTCGTAACCTTCACCATGATCAAGCTCTTTTAAGCTTGTGTAGTAAGGTACGCCCTTGGAATTAACTACATCCTTGTGATTAGCGGGAGCAAAATACGATACGAACATTTTACGAGTATTCATTGGAATCAAATACGCATCATCATCAGCAACAAATTTAGTGCCACCAACTTGACCTTCATATTGTTCCCATATGATATTTGCGAATTTAAAGCCACCTCTTGGGTCAGCACTTAAAAACTCGCCAGAGTTAAATCTAGCGAACGCTTCTCTGACATCAGCTCTTGTTGCAAATGTACTAAAGAAATTTTCACCACAAAGAACTCGCGCACCTTGATAGTACTGCCCTAACATTTTGCTACTTAAGAAGTTAAGAATCTCTAAAACCTTCTTGGTTACATTAGTGCCTGCTGTACTAAATTCCGTTCCGAAGGTCGATTGCGGTATGTTGAATTTATCATTCAGGTTTGCCAATACGGTCGATCCATCTGCATCCAGAATTTGACCCTTGATAGCCCCGATTCTATGATGCTCATGAGTAGCATCAAGGTCATCAGCCATATCATCTTGGCGTTCATTAACTTCAGATAGAAGAGTTTTGAATTCATCCTCTGTCCCAAGATCTCTAACGCCCTCAACTTCAGACGCATAAATGGTGGCTTTTAAGGGTAAATGTATTGTTTCAAATGCAATACGCTCACCCTTATTACCATCAATGGCTGTTGCAGGGCCATTAACAGGCTGAGAAGGCACCAACGCTAAACGATTGGATTTTTGTTCAATAGCAAACAGGCGGGTACGAAGGCTCTTTTCTTGAAAGATCCCCAGGTCTCCCAAGTGACTCGGTACTGGTTTACGATCATCGTAATACTCAGAAAGCTCGCGGATTTTAAACGCATCATTATTTTCAATATCTAAACCCATGTGGATTCTCCAAAATTTTAAGTTTTAATTTATGAAAGATGTAAAGATGTAAAGGTTTGGCGTTATAGGGATGTGCGGACAATCATCCCAAGAGCCGCTAAATCAGCAATGCCATTGGCATCTGCGCCCGTTAATCGGCCACTGGATAATTCACAGTCCCTGGAATTCACTGCGGCTAAAGTATCTTCGTTTGTGCCGTCAACAGATGTATCTATAGGGCCAAAAAGAACTTTGCTGGCAACCTCGGTGCCATCTGCATTACCATCTGCATATTCCGCGTAAACGCCTGGCTCTGCCGTAATCTGCCCAAGCAATGTGCCAGCAACCAATATCAGGCCCGATTTGATTAAAACGCTATCCCTTGAGCGCTCGCCGGAAGCTTCGGAAAGAATGTGTTCTCCGGCATGGTTTTGTTCTGTAAGCATAATTTGTTACCTTCTTTGATTTCTACGTTTGAAAATAGCCTTAGAATTTAGTTTTTCAGGCTTTGATTCGTCCATACCGGACGGTTGAGAAGCGTCTTGCTCTTGCTCTGATTGAGCGACAACCTCTGCAATGGCGTGACTTAGCATTGCGGCAGGGTCAGCCAGATTCTTTAAAATTGGTTCATGGTCTATTTTGCTGGCAATACAAACAGTTTGAATGCTAGTAACTGTGTTTAACTGCTTCGTTACCTGGTCTTTGGAAAGCTTGCTTTCAATCATTCCGTTAATCAGATTTGACGCCTTAACATCTGCGCATGCTTTAGCGATGAATTCAGCGTCAGCAGGCTTATGTAGATCTTTACTATTGACTAAGGTGAAATCTGAACCCTCAACACACTCTTTCAATAATTCAGCCAGCTCTTCAGCATGTAGGTCTGAAGTGGCACCCTTAAAATTGATGACGATATTTTTAGGTTCACTGCTTTTTAAGCTCTCTAATTCGAGCTTTTGAAGAGACACTATTTTCTCTAAAGTGCCAGCTTGTGATGCTCGCTTTGCATCAACAAAGGCAACCGCTTTAATATCTACTGCCTGACTATCAACAAAGCCCCATTCAATCGCTTCTTGGGGGCTCATATATCGATCTTCTTTCATTAATGCTAAAAGCTGTTCTTTCGTTTTGCCGCTGGCTTCAATACGAGGCAGATAAAAATCGATTACTGAGTTTTCAATCGTATCCAAATCTTGTGCTAACGCTCGACATTCATCTGCGTTTACATAACCGCTAAATCCAGACATTGGTTTATGTACTAAATAATTAGTGCCTACCCCCATTTCAATGGTGTCGCATGCAGAGGCGATAACCGTGGCAATACTGGCCGCTTGACCGATGACGATAGCAGTCCACTCGGCTGAATGTGACTTAATGAAGTTGGCGATGGAAACGCCGTCATAGACATTTCCACCTGGTGAGTTGAGTTCTAGGAGTACTTTTTTCAATTCACCCAAAGCACGTACTTCATTAATAAAGTCTATCGCTTCAACGCCTTTATCTGTCCACCAGTCATAACCAATCTCATCCATAATCTGGATAACAGCACTTTCATCTGCCTTGTTGTGATTTACTATGTTGAAAAATTTCATTCTGCTGTTCCCGTTATTTGGTCGTAAAAAAACCAGCGCTAAGCTGGTCTATTTGTTTTCTTTTTCCTCATCGTCATCTTTGTCAGGATCATCTTCATCCAGATAAACAGTCGCGGCATCAAGCGTGTCATCTGTTAACCCGTACTCTTCCCGTAATTCTTTTCTTCGGACTTGAGCCAGTACATTCTTCAAATCAACCTCTTCAGCTTCTTTGCCTGTTTCCGCAACAAAGTCGTCACCAGCATTCAGGTGAGCATCTTTAGCCATGATTTGAGCCTGGATATCTTGAACTGGATGAATGTGCTTCCAAGCATGAGGACGCCAATCAACCTTGTGATAATCATGTTGAGTATTGATATAGTTAATTGGGCTCACGACACCAGCAAGAATTGCAGCATCGATTGCCCAGCCTGCTATTACTCGAAGGGCCTGATGTTTCAGCATATTTTGATCCATTGATATGCTTCGTCTGTACTCTTGAATAAAGGCGCGAAATATTCTGTCGTTAACACCAGCCCAATCGCCGGTCATTAACTCGTAAGGTATATTGAAGGCTGCTGCAATTAGTAATTTTTGTTCCCTGGTATAATCTTTATAGCCTGACCCTGTATTATCACCGTCAAACATAGTGACTTCTTCGCCAGGTAAACCTACAACAATGGTGCCAGGAGTTATTTGCGCGGAGTCATCTTCAATGTCATCAGAACGATCATTCCCTGATAGTTGATCATAGTTGGCTTCGTCATCATCAAGCTCTTTACGAGTAATAAATCCCGTTAACCCTGCGCGAGCTTCCTTTCTCTGAAGCTCTGCGTCGTCATAGCTTTCGTAAGTTTTTACTTTTAGCATCGAAGTGCTTGCTTCAGGTTCTCCACGTATCTGCCCAGGTCTTTCAGGCTTAAACATGTGAATGATATTCTTTGCAGCTACACGAATCAGGTTTCTTGAATCTACCTTGCCTTCCAGCTCTCCTGGATGAGATTTATACATCCAGTAGGCGACTCTTTGGCCCAGGCGATTAAACTCAATCCCACTTTTTATTTTATTCCCGTTGTTCCT